CTGGCGTGAGCTTCGAGACGGACCTTTACGCCGTGCTGAACGCCGTGGCGCCCGACGCCGTGTTCCCGGACTTCGCTCCCGTGGACACGCCCCGGCCGTACATCACGTATCAGGGCATTGGCGGCCCGATCCTGAATCAGGTGAACGGCGCCGGCACCGGGCTGCGCTCGCCGGAGCTTCAGATCAACGTCTGGGCCGACACCCGCCTGGAGGCCAGAAACACGATCCGCGCTGTGGAAGCCGCCATGCGCGCAGCCCCCGCCTTCGATGCCGAGCCCATGGGTGAGCCGGTCGACGACTTCGACGCCGACATCCCGGTCTATGGATCGCTGCAGTCTTTCCGGTGCCGCTTCCGTGAATAGCCGCCGGCCTCCCAGAGTGAATCGGCCCGCCCTCGCGCGGGCTTTTTCATGTCGCCCGCCCAGGGCATTCACAACCAACCGCTCACGAGCGGTTTTTTTGTGCCCGTAAGGGCAGAAGGAAGACGATATGAGCTGGTTCGTCCCGGAAGGTGCAACCTTCTATTTTTCGGAGACCTTCGGCACGGCGAAAGCGATCACCGCGCTGAGCAACGCAGACCCCGCCAGGGCGACCTCGGCGGCGCACGGCTTCGTGGACGGCAACGAGATCCTTCTCAGCTCCGGCTGGGAAGACGCCGGCGACACGGTGTTTCGCGTCGACCAGATCGATGCGAACTCCTACGACGTCCTCAACCTGGACACGAGCGACGTCGACGTGTACTCCCCTGGCGGCGGAACCGGCACCGCGCAGCTGGTGAGCGGCTGGATCGAGATCCCGCAGGTCTTGAACGTCGGAGGCACGGGCGGCGACCCGCGCTACACGACGATCACGCCCCTGAAGCGGCGCAACCCGATCAACATGCCGGTGGGCTTCAACCCGGCCAGCATCGAGCTGATTCTGGGTCAAGACGAATCGCTGCCGGCGATGCAGTCCCTGCGACGCGTGAGCCGCCGCCGCGGCAAGGTGGCCTACAAGATGGTGATCCCGGGCGGCAACATCACCTACGCCTACGGCACCCTGGCGCTGTCGAACATGGCCGCCATGCAGTCCGGCCAGCCGATCACGGTGCGCCTGGCCATCAGCGTCGACGGCCTCGAGGTCGTGTACTACGTCTGAACCCATGCCCATCCGGGCACCTTCTGGCACCGGCCCTGCTCGCTGTCGCTTCCTTGGCGGGAAGCGCGGTGGGCAGGGCGCGGACCTCTCTTCTTCCCGCCAAGGAGTCGTTCATGCCGAAGATCAAGCTGGGCACCCGCCCTACGTCGTTCAAGCACACGGTGAAATTCCAGATGCTCGACGGCCAGGAGGGAGCCATCGAGATGATCTACAAGTACCGCAGCCGCACGGAGTTCGGCGACTTCGTGGACCAGTGGCAGCGCACGCGCAAGGAGAAGGCGCAGCAGGAGGACCAGGAGCGGGCGCGCGCGCACGAGGCGGCCGTCAAGGCTGCTGCAGATGCAGGGCAGCCGGCGCCGGAGCTCGAACTTCCTGGCTCGGGCGAATTCCAGCGCAAGCTCGCGGCGGCCGTAGCGGAGTTCATCCTGGAAATCGCGGATGGATGGGACTTGGACGAACCGTTCAACCTCGAGAACGTGCTGCAGCTCGCGGACACGATCCCGCAGGCGGCCCAGAAGATCCAGATGGACTATCACACGGCGCTCACGGAGGGCCGGCTGGGAAACTAACGGCGTGTGCCAAGGCACTGTTCGAGCGCGCCCCGGCGGCGCCGCTGCCGAAAGCCGGGAAGGCGAAGAGCACCGCCGAAGTAGTCGCCCTGGCGCGCGCCAACAAGGTTCACGAGGTCTGGCCGGAGAACGCCGAGGTGTTCTTCCTGTTTTACGACCTGCGCACGCAGTGGCGAATCGGTCCCGGCGGGCCGACCGGCCTGGACTACGTCGCCATGTATCGCGAGTTCGATGAACGCGGCTACGCGGGCGAGAAGCGCGCGCAGATGAAGGCCGACATCCAGGAGATGGAGCGCGCCGCGCTCGCCGCCTGCTACGACGACTGACCACCATGGCAACCGACAAGCGCAAGGTTCAACTCGAAACCGAAGTCGTCGCCAACACCTCGGGCCTAGACGCGGTCCGCGAGGCGTTCGAGGACATCGCGCAGGTCGGGCAAGAGGGAGGCCAGCAGGCGGCGCGGGGCCTCGACGCGATCGGCCAGGCGGCGGAGCCGGCGGCCCAGAAACTGGAGGCGGCCGAGCGCCGCATGGAGCAGGCGATCCAGCGGCGTATGGCGGCGATGCGCGCCGGCGCGGCGGGCACGGCCGACTACTTTGCCGCCATCTCCCAGGCACGCGGCCTGGATACCTCGAAGTTCGACGCAGCCATCGCGGAGCTACGCGCGCTGGAGCAGGCGGAAAAGGCGCTTCAGAAGGCGTCTCAGGAGGCCGCGCGCGCGGACGCCTTCATCGGCAGCCTGCAATCCCAGGCACAGGCCGCGGGCCGCACACGCTCAGAGATCCTCGCCCTGCAGGCGGCGGAGCTGGGCCTAGCCGACAAGGCCGCCCCGTACATCGCCCGGCTGCGCGAGGTGGAGCAGGGCCAGAACAACGTCGGCATGTCGGCCAAGGCGACTGCGGCGGCGCTGCGCGGCGTGCCCGCGCAGTTCACCGACATCGTGACCTCGCTCGCTTCGGGGCAGCGGCCGATGCAGGTGATCATCCAGCAGGGTGGCCAGCTGAAGGACATGTTCGGGGGCATCGGGCCGGCGGCGCGCGCCCTGGGCGGCTACGTCGTCGGCCTGGTCAACCCGTTCACGGTCGCGGCAGGCGCGGTGGCCGTGTTCGGCGTCGAGCTCGCGCACGCTGAGTCGCAGCTGCGGCAACTGAACTCGGTGCAGGTACTGCTGGCCGGCACGGGCCGAAGCAGCCTGTTCTCGACGTCGGAGATCAAAGAGTTCATCGCCGAGCTCTCGAAAGCGCCGGGCGTGACGCGCGAGGTTGCGACGCAGATCGTGACGGAGCTCGCGAAGGCGCACGAAATCGGAGGCGCGCTGTTCCGCGACCTGGCCAAACTGTCGGCCGACTATGCCCGCGCCACCGGTACCGATGTTCCGACCGCCGCCCGCGCGCTCGCGAAGGCGTTCTCCGATCCGCAGAAGGGCGCGAAGGATCTTGAGGAGGCCCTGGGCCTGCTGACCAGCGCGCAGGTGCTCACCATCGAGCGCCTGTCGCGCCTGGGCGACGTCGCCGGAGCGCAGCGGGTGCTGTTGGACGCCGTGACGACCGCGGTGAAGGGTCTCGCGAACGAGGGGCTTACGCCGCTGCAACGCTCCTTCAACGAGGTCGGCAACGCCTGGGAGCGCCTGGGCGAGCGCATGGACAAGTCGCCGGGCCTGCGTGCTGCGAACGCTGTGCTGGCCAAGATGATCGACTCGGTCGCGTGGCTGATCGATCACGCCGACAAGGTTCCCACCTGGGCGCTGCTGGCGATCCCTGGTGCCGGGCTGCCGATGGCGCTCGCGCGCGGCGGCGAGCCGACGTTCCGGGGCAGCGGCGCCTCCGGCTCATTCGAGGCGCCGGCACCGGCCGGCGGCGCTCCCGCGGCGGCACCCTCGGACGACTTCATTAAGCGCGAGCTGGAGGTGGCGAAGGCTTACCGCAGCCAAGCCGGCCAGATCGCTGAGCTGGTCGAGAAGCGAGCCGGCCTCAACAAGGCGCTGCAGGAATCGATTCGCCTGTACGGCGCCGAGAGCAACCAGGCCAAGCAACTGCGCGACGCCATCGCTGGGATCAACGAGCAGATTTCAAAATCGCAAGGGCAGGGCATCAATGGCGAGGCGCAGCAGAGGGCCGCCAGGAAGATCGCAGCGGAAGAAGGCAGCCGGCTGCAGCAGCAACTCAAGACGCTCGATTTCTCCGCGCCTACGAAGCTCACGCCCGCAGAGACGCGCGTCAAACAAATTGAGGCTCTGATCGAGGTCCAGAAGGAACACAACGTCGTCCTTACTGCGGCCGCGCGCGCGAATCAACAGGCAGAGCTGGCGGCGGCGAACAAGGCGGTGCAGGATGAAAAAGACCGCGTCGCGCTGGAGAAGCAAGCGGAGACCGTGAAGAAGGCGGTCGACACGATGCACCGCCAGGAGGAGGCCGTCGGCCAGCAGGCCGACGCCACCCGCCAGCAGGCTGACGCCCAGGAGGCGGCGAACGCCTCGTTCGGCAAGTCGAAGACCGCGATCGAGGAAATGACGCTGGCGCATCTGAAGCTGCGCGCGGCCGAAGACGGGCATACCGACAAGTTCTACGCCAACCTGCAGCAGCAGATCGACGCGCAGGAGCGGCTGGTCAAGGCGCTGAAGGAGGGCGACTTCCTGCAGAAGCAGCGCCAGCTCACCGAGGAAGGCCGGGCCGCTCAGGAGGACGCTGCCACCCTGCAGCTGGAGATCTCCCTGCTCGGGCGTACGCGCGAGGAGCGGGAGGTGATCCTGGCGCAGCGGCGCGCGGAGGTGGAGCTGGCCAAGGAGCTGGCGGAAATCGAGAAGCTGCCGGGCACCACCGACGAAGACCGGCGCCGCA